ATAGCTGAGCTACCAAAGCTCAAATGGAAGAAGTGGGCATCTGCCAAGATGGCAGAGCAACACAACAAGCAAGAAGACATTAGAGACGTGAACAACCACTGCTATGATGCTCTTAAGTACGCAATGACTTTCATGGACGATCTGACCCCAGACAAGATGGCCGGCCGTGAAGTTGACGAGAGGTTCCATAGCGTCTTTCAGGAACAGTTTGCTCCCGTCACACCATTTTCCGATATTGACGACAGCAATTCCTGGGGAAGCTGGAAAAATTTCGGCACGACGCAAAACTTAGAAGGATGAGATGACTAACGTATTTGACAGAAGTTACAGATTTTATGAAACCGGAGCACCATTTCCTGGCACTTGCCTTGCTTGCTCAAATGTTAATAAGCTGTGGGATATCGGTATTATTATCGGGACAAATCGCGGGGCTTACCTTTGCGACATGTGTCTACAGGATCTAGCGTTGTTTGCTGGATTTGTCCTCAAGGCTGTCTACGAAAAAGACACTTCAGAGCTAAAGGCAGAAGTGAGCAAACTAGAAAATCAGATCCAAGCATCACCGAGACTAATAAAGGAGCTAACCCATAATGTCAACTCTCTACTTGGCGAGTTTGTCACTAGCCTTGCTAGCGTCGCTAGCCCTAGTAAGCCTATTCAATCTGAAAGTAATCAAGCCGACGCTGGAGACCCTGCTGTCATCGATGGAGCTACAGAGGCAAGCAGCAAGGGAACAGCAAAGGCTACTAAGCCAAGCGCTAAATCTTTTAGCAAGTAAAGACCCAATCGCTTATCAAATGATTCAGTCTGCCACACCAGAGCCAATCAAGGATGTAGGCTATAATGGACCGTATGTATCTGGCGAAGAATACGAGCAACTTCTTGCCGACGAAAAGCGCATGCAAGACCTCTGGAAAGATTTGGACATAAACGATGGCGACTGACGAACTAGGCATGCAAATTGCCGCAGCCGAAAAGGCCCTTTACCAAAAGGATCCGGCCATGCCTGGTGAGCTTGTAGAGGACAGTATCCTCAAGAAGTACAAGAAGGATCAAGAGTCAAAGAAGCTAGTGGCTTGGATCAAGGCCGAGTACGAGAAGTGTAAGTCATCCCGTAAGAACGAGGAAATTGACTGGTACCTTCAGATCGCTTTTTACAACGGTAAGCAGTACCACAACTGGGCAACCATTAACGGCAAAGAAGGCCTTATGGAAGAGCCTAACCCAGCCAACCTTCCTCGCATTACCATCAACCGTATTGAGCCAGTAATCCGTACTGAGATTGCAAAGACAACCTCTCAGCAGCCGTCAGCCTCCGTAGTCCCTGCATCTAATGATGAAGAAGATCTACTAAGTGCAACTGCTGGCGAGCAGGTTTGGCAAGCGGTCTATGACAAAAACAACTTCCAGACTGAGATTCTTCAGAAGGCAGAATTCTGGCGTGCAGTTTGTGGCAACGGATTTATTAAGTGTTTCTGGGATCCAAGCATCAAGCACTATGAAAATAAGGCAATCGCTGATCCTATGACCGGTCAGAAGAAGACCCAAAGAGTTGTCACTTCAACAGGCGATGTTAAGTTTGAAGTTGTCTCTCCATTCCATTTGTTTATCCCTGACCTATCTCAGGAAGATCTGGAACAACAGCCTTACATCTTTAACGTATACACAAAGAGTGAGCAGTGGATCAAGCAAAACTTTAAGACTGTACTGCCTGCCGACTTTGTTCCAACAAAGGTAAGCGCAAGCGAGATTCAGGATGCAGCCATCATGGATCTACGTGGCGTGGGCACATCAAAGCCGGATGCAGTTTTGGTTATTGAGGCTTGGATCAAGCCAAACCAAGTTTCTTACCTACCTCAGGGTGGCCTAGTCACAATCGTGGACAGCGAGATAGTCCAGCTATCTAACACCGGTATTCCTTACGAGCACGGACAGTACCCTTTTGCTCACCTACACGGAATCCAGAACGGAAAGTTCTACCGTCGCTCTGTTATCAAGACGCTTATCCCGTTGCAGCGTGAGCTTAACCGTACAAGATCACAGATCATTCACGCCAAAAACTTGATGGCTAAGCCTCAGATGATGTTTGCCGAAGGCTCTGTAGATCCAAAGAAGATCACAGCCCGCGCCGGTATTTGGATTCCTGTACGCCCTGGATTTGCTATGCCTACTCCAGTACCTATTCAGCCACTACCTAACTACGTACTTCAAGAAGTCACTCAGCTCCAGCAAGACTTTGAGGATATCTCAGGTCAGCACCAGATTAGCCGTGGAGAATCCGGCTCAGGCGTCACAGCTGCAACCGCGCTGGCTTACCTTGGCGAGCGCGACGATGCTTACTTGACTACTATCTTTAACAGCATTGAAGCTGGTGTTGAGAAGATGGCACGTCAAGCTCTATCCCTCTTTGTACAGTACGTGCAAGAAGAGCGCCTAATCAAGATCACTGGATCTGACGGATCGTTTGACGCCATGATGCTTTCAGGATCTGACGTAGCCTCTGGTACTGATATCAAGATCGAGTCTGGCTCAGCTCTCCCAACTAGCAAGTCTGCTCGACAGGCCCTAGTTACCGAATGGATGAAGATGGGCTTTATTAGCCCTGAAGACGGTTTGCGTATCCTAGAGATGGGTATGCTCAAGCAGTACTACAACGTAATCAAGATTGACGAGAACGCTGCACAGCGCGAAAACTTGATGATGAAGAAGATTACTGATGAGATTGCTCAGCAGATTGAAGCCGAATGGAATGCAGGCGCAGACAACGGCGACATGGACAAGGTTGATCCGTCCACAGGCGAGCCTCTACAGGTGCCTTCAGTTGTGCCAGTAAATGGCTGGGATAACCACGCAGTTCACATTGAGATTCACAATAGGTTCCGCAAGAGCCAGGCATACGAGGTCTTGCCGGATGTTGTTAAGAAAGAATTCCAGAAGCACATCTCGATCCATGAGAACGCTTTAGTAATGAAGCAAATGCAGGAGGCAATGCGCGGTGGCGTTATGCCAGTGCCACCAGCTGATGGAATGCAAGAAGAGCCACAAGCAACATCACCAGATTCACAGCCAGACCAATCTGGCTTCACTCAAGAACAGTTAGGATAAGAGACATATGTCTGAGACAGAATTCGATATAAATCCAGAGGCTTCAATTGAGGAAGCCACTGCAGTTGAAACCCCAGATGCCCCAGCCGTAGAGCCAGCTAATGACTCTAAGGTTCACCCAGCATACGATGGCTTGCTTGCCGAGCTTCCAGAAGCATGGCACAACAAGGTAATCCCTCACCTTCAAGAACAAGACCGTAACTTCCAGCAGCAGCTAGAGAAGTTCACTCCATTCAAAGAGTTTATTGATAACGGCCTACAGCCAGATATCATCCGTGACAGCCTGCGCCTAGCGGATGTTGCGCTAAACGATCCAGTCTATCTTTACCGCACACTTGCAGAAAACCTACGCCAGCAGGGCTTGCTAGAAGAAGCTGACGCTGTTGAAGAGCAGGCTGACGCTATTGAAGAAGACGGCGATGAGAACTACGAGCTGAACCCAGCGATTAGAAAAGAATTTGAAGCCCGTGACCAGCTCATCTCTCAGCAACAGGAATACCTAGAGAACATTCAGTTTGAGGCTGAAGTAGCCAAAGAACAAGAAGTGCTAGGCGAGCAGTTAGAAGACCTAAACTCTCGATATGACATCTCCCCAGAACTTCAGAACCGCATTCTAGGTCTAATGGAGATCCAGCTTGAGCGCGGAGAAGACGCTACTGTCTACACTGCAGCACGTGAACTAGCTGAGATCACTGGCATTCGTTACAACGAGAAGGGCCAGCTTCCAAGCCAGCCAGCTCCAAATGTAATGGGATCTAGTGGCGGAAACGCTATTCCAACAACACCTTTGACTATTCCTAAGGACTTTAGGGACAAGAAAAACATGCTAATTCAGATGTTTGAAGAACAATCCAAGGCTCAAAGAAACTCAATTTAATAAATAAGTAAGCCCGCCCATTAGCGAAAGCAGTGGGCGGGCTTACTTGTATCTATCTTTTTATGGTATTCTAGATGTGTCAATGGTACAGCCGATTCCGAGTCAGGGCCAGACGAATAAACAATCCCCCCTTTCTTAAATCATAGGAGTCATTCACATGGCAGGAACCTCAATTCTGACCTTTGCGTCAGAAGCAATTAAGTTGGTCTATGGAGACCTACATGAGCAGCTAAGGGACAAAAACCCTGCGCTTCAGCTCATTGAGTCTTCAGCAGCTAACATCACCCAAAACGGTAAAGAAGTTATCTTCGACACCCACATTGGACGTAACCAGGGAATCGGTGCACGTGGCGTTCGCGAGAAGCTACCAGTAGCCGGAGCTCAGAAGTACAAGCAGGCTCACCTATACCTCACAAACCTATACGGTTCTATTGAGGTTGACGGACAGCTATTCGAGCAGGCATCCGAGAACTACCAAGCATTCATCAACGTTGTTGACAACGAAATCAGCGGTCTAAGAAAAGACCTAGCTAACGACCTAAACCGTCAGGTTTACGGAAATGGCACAGGCAAATTGGCAGTAGTTACAGGCCAAGACACTGGAATCCTAGGAGTCGACTCAACTCACTTCCTAGAGGTCGGAATGACCTTTGACGTGGTTGATCCAACAACTGGTGTAAAGCAGCAGTCAGGTGCAGCATCAACTCTTGAA